TTGCCACCAACTGAAGCCATAGCTGTTAAGCGAGGATCTTCAACCATTACACCTGACGCTAAAAACGCGTTAAGCTCAACTTGTGCTTCTTGTTCTGCACCCGAAAACACTAACGGGTTATAAATATCTGAAAGTTGTACATTAGCCATGATAGTTCTCTTTATTTATTCTGATTAGCGAGGATCGCTTGTTCAGTTAATGTTAATGGCTTCCCAGTTGGCGTATTAGTTCCGCCGTTACCGTTACCGCCGCTATTATTTTCTGCGAGACAGAAAGCTTTACCCGTTTCGGTTGCTGCCCACTCACTTACTGCATCGCTTAGCGATTTATCACCAATCATGGCTTGACCATCGGCAATTACTGCGTTTGCTTGTAGCATTGCCACAGCTCCCGCCTTTAAATTCTTATTAATATTCACTCCGTCGAGTGCAGCGCTTAAGCCGTTATCAATAAGTAATGTTTTCAATTGCGCCTCTGCTGAGTTACCACGCTCGTTAGCCTTTAATAACTCGGCTGCGTGTGATTCTAATATTCCAGCTTTAGCCTGTTCGTACTGCTGACCTTCTTCAAGAAGCTTTTGATCTGCCCCTTGTTTGAATAGGCGTAAGTTTTCCAACTCGGCAGCACTAGCACTATATTGCTCTTTACCTGATGATATTTTACCAAGTAAGTCTGTGTTCTTGTCTGATAAACCTTTAGCCAGTGCGTTAATTTTATCTAAAGCATCTGGAGCCGTTAAATCAATACCTTCTAATCCGTTCAACATGTTAAACCCTTGAGGTTAGTTAGCGCTTAGCGCATTAATTGGCCAAATCGACCACTTGAGTTATTTTAACACTATTTAACATTAAATCAAAATGAAGCTTGTAATGATGCAATTAGTGCATTATATTAATGCTAATAATGCAAATAACAGGGGTTTATAATGAAAACAGATATTGAGTTAAAGGCTGAAGCATTTGATGCTTTTATTGAGTGCGCAAAAATGCCTAATATAAGCGCGCTAACTGAGCAAGGAAGAGGGTGGATAGTTTCATCAGCAACGTTGAATGCTATTTTCTTTGCAAAAAAGACTTTATCCAAAAAGGAGGACTTAATAAATGAACAAGCTAACAAGAAAGATTAAAGATAAAGGTTACTCATTGCCTGAGTTCTGTAAAGAAATAGGTTACTCATTGCGCTGGTATCGTGACCATGAAAAGAAAGACAATAAGCAAAATAAAAAGATAGTTGATAAAATAAATGAACTGGAGAGTAAAAATGATTAAATTAATAACAGCAGTAACGGCAATATTATTTAGCGGGTGTGCTTTAACTGAGGCGCAAGATAGATACATAGAAAGACTAAGCTCTGTAAAGGTTGGCGATAGCTACGAGCGAATGATATCCAAGGTTGAGATTAAGCCGCACAATGTTGATTGCTACAAGTCGAGAGCTTATAAGTCATGCAGTGCAGTTTATAATATAACAGCATACGACAAAGTGATATTCACTTTTGCTAATGGCAATAATGTCACTAGTATTTATTTTTAATTAAAAGGAAAGAGTAATGAGATCATTAGAGATTTTTATCGGGTTTGTGTTTTTTGGCGTTGCATTTTTATTTGTGGTTGTTGGTTTTGGGATGGAAGTTAAATCATCAATCCATCAGATTTATCAAATGCTGCACGTTATATGTGCTGTGTTATGTGCTGGCTTTGGGTGTTTAATGATTAAACTGTCAAGTGTGGAGGGTACTAAAGAAAATGGACAAAATGATTAACATAGTAATGATGTATGAAGGGCAAACATTTGACCATGATTTAGTTATTCATGATGATAACGGGGTTATATGTTCAGGTGAAACATATAGCGACTTCATTAATCAGTGTGGTACAAATTTTGGTGAAAGCCAGTCATATGATAAATATAAAAAAGAGGTGGAAACCTTTAATTGTTATAGTGGAGTATACAAAAAACCTAAAAAATACGCCGAGATTATTAATTAACCATCAATTTTATCAAAAGCTAGTTGTAAGCTAGTTTTCTTTTTAAGCTCTGATAGTGGTAACGGTCTAAATAGATCGTCCATTGTCAGTTGCTTAAACTTCGCAACACTTAACCCACCATTTAAGAATAAATCAGCCCTTTCTTTACCTAGTACGTCAGCAACAAATGCTTGGCCTTTCTTGCCTTGTCTGCCTTGTTGTTCTAGCCATTCATAATAACTCAAATCAGCATCAACCTGCTTACCACCTGATACGCCAGCACTTGCACGTGTACCGTTATCTTCATCAGCGTATATAGGGTTTAAATATGGTGCTGTAGTGCTTCTACATCCTACGTGTGCAGGAGGGTAGCGTTTATCTTTGTCTTTATTTAAAAATATAGTGCCGTCTAATCCCTTACATATATTACTTGTTCGACCATCTAAAGTTGATACCCATTCGTAACCGATAACAATGTCATCGTTCTCATCATAGGTTTTTTGTCGTGCAATATTACTAACGTGATTAGTCGCAGTGCGTACCATTGATTTAATGGCCCGTTTATTCTGCTTGTCTAGATAACCGTCTTTTCCTGCAATATCTCGCGCTATCTGTTGTGAAGTCCTACCCGTCATAAATCCGACTTTAATTAAGTCTGATACTTTCTTAATCTGAATAGCTTCCATTTCTTTAATGTAAGGCTGCAATAAATTTACACCACCTTGACCAGGTATAACTAAAGGCGTTGAGTTCACACCAGCCCACAATTGAACTGGAGCTGGAGAGGTTAATTCTGCGGATGATTTAATGACTGATTTTAAGCTGTCAATAGTAAAATCACCCTCACTAATGGCGAAGGCTTCCAATTCCGATAAGATATCCTTATCGTTATAATCGCCATATATAGACAATGAAATACTTCTAAATTCTTTTATTATCTGATTAATGCGTCTAATGCTTTGAGTTGTTTCGGGTGCATCAAGCATAATCAAGCGCAATTCACGCTTTAACTTTTCAGAGTATGGATTGAACAAATTAGCAAGATAGCCAGCGAACCTATTTACATAGATTGAATGCCTACTTGCTTGTTGAATTGGATCAGCCATTATTCAATATTCGTCGTTTGTTGCGCTATCAACGCTTGTTCTTCTTCATACGTTCTTTCGGTGTTGGCTACTTCGCCTTTCTGCATTAGTTCATACAAAGTTTGTCCACTGATAGTATTTTCAGATTGCACCGCTGCCATTAATGCTGTTAATAACTGCGGGTTCATTCCAGTAGGGTTGTAGTCTGTATTGAGACTGTAAACCGTATCTTCTGTGCCATTCATCCACATACTTGCAAAGTTACATGCGCGAGTTAACACGTCACTTACTGTATTTGCTACACTTGCAGTCGTTGAATTCTGCGCTACTTGATCTAATGCTTTTGCTTCGCCTGATTCTGCACCACTAACACGAGGCTTTAACATTTCAGCGCCTAAAGCTGCCATGCGTTGTTCTGTATCTTGCAAAGCTATTCTGTGTGAATCTGCGTTACCGTCCGGCTGTAAAACTCCGAAACTTGACTCGCTGCCACCGTTCCACTTCACGCCATTACCGACAACCATATTCTGACTTGCGCCATTATTCACGCCTGTTTCATAGTAGATAATGAATGATGAGTAATGCAGTTTAGAGCCGTAATCAGCGTAAATATTATAGTGCTGAAAGTTACAGTCTACCAAATCATCAATTACCGCTTTAGTGCCTTCGCCAGCCTGTAACCAGAAAAAAGGAATTTCAGTGGCATTTTTACCGTTAATGATTACTGGTGCGGCATCTTCGATTACGTTTTTATCTTTGTCATATAATGACTGATGATAAATGCTGTTAATTAACTCTAATACTCGATACTGCTTTTCGCTTTCAACTTTAAAGCCATTTCTTTTGGTTGTTGATTCCACCAGTACCAACAAAGACAAAACTTCCTTATTATTTATGGTCGTGTAGTCCCAGTTAATTATCGACTCAAATTTATAATGTAATAATTTAGGGCGCAAGTTTGACTGTTCAACTTCTAACTGACTTGCTCCTTCAGGGGTTGAAGGTCTTGCCACTAAAACACCAGACCATACACTTTGAAAAGCATCATTCACCAACTCACTAGCAAAGTCATTTAATGATTTACCCTTTCCGTCAACATTCTCTTTAAAGTAATCAATTTGGTTAGGCAGCTCTGACACTGGAGGTTTAGCGAATATCAATCCTGACAGCCCCGTTACCGTTCGGCCTGATGCGCCGTAGAAATAAGCGTTGTGTAAATACTTTTTATATTTTGCTTGTCCTTCAGCCGTTAATTCAGTCGAATAATCAATTCTTGCAATACCATCAGCATTGTAAGAAGTTGAACACATCATAGAGGCAAGTGGCATTAAAAACTTAGTGCCACCTTTTTT